ATACGGCATTCCAACTGGTGGCGGTTATCTTTCAACTACAGAGCTTGCAGCAGTTCGGCGGAGTCTCAGCGACACACCTTGACTGGACGATGGTTCCCTATGTAAGAAAGAGCTTTTTCAAGCATTACCGGGACGGCGTGAAGTACATGGAGAAAAGAAAGCTGGATTACAGCTTCCATCCAGGTATGTCTATCGATGAACCGGACTATCAGGCATATTCGCAGGAAGCGTATCAGTACGCAATGGAAATGACAGAGCGGGAAATCATGCAAGCGGTTGAGGCAATGTATCACAACCTGAATACATTGCAATCAAGATCCGGGAATCAGCTCCCGTTCACGTCTATCAATTACGGTACCTGCACGCTTCCGGAGGGGCGGATGATTACAAAGGCGCTGCTGGATGTTTCCATTAAGGGAATTGGACGGCTGCACAAGACCTCTATTTTCCCCTGCGGCATTTTTCAGTGTATGGCCGGTGTCAACCGCAACCCCGGCGATCCAAACTACGATCTGTTCCGTCTTGCCTTAAAGTCCACATCCACAAGGCTCTATCCCAACTATGCCAATGTGGATTGGAGCGGAAATGCGGGCTATGACAGGAATGACCCCAAAACGTTCTTCAGTACCATGGGGTGCAGAACCGCAAATGGATTCGACATTAACGGCTTCGGTCAGATGAAGGACGGCAGAGGAAATATCTGCCCCGTTACGATCATCATGCCGACGCTTGCCATGGTGGCAAAAGGAAGGGTAGATGCCAAACACCGTCAGCATTCTTCATCTGCTTACGTAACGGAATTTATGAACCTGCTTGACCAGAAGATTCACGAGGCGAAGGATATGCTGCTGGAACGTTTTGAATGGATTTGTTCCCAATCTCCCGACTCCGCGAAATTTATGTACGAAAACGGCCTTATGGCTGGGTACATCTCGGAAGAGGGGATCCGTTCCGCCCTGAAGCATGGGACTCTTGCCCTCGGCCAGCTTGGCCTTGCGGAAACGCTGCAAATTCTTATCGGCTGCGACCACACTACCACAAAAGGAATGGAGCTGGCAAAGCAAATTGAACACCTGTTCAAGGAGCGGTGCGCTGAATTTAAGGAAGAGTACAGGCTGAACTTTGGCGTGTATTATACACCGGCGGAGAATTTGTGCTATACCGCCATGAAGCGCTTCCAGGAAACCTACGGTGTGATCCCCAATGTCAGCGATAAGGAGTTCTTTACAAACAGTATGCACATCCCTGTCTGGCATAATATGGATGCCTTTACAAAAATTGATCTGGAATCTCAGTTGACCGGCTTTTCCAGCGCTGGCTGCATTACATACGTGGAACTCGATTCCTCTGTGAAGCACAATATTGACGGCCTTGAAGCTCTGGTAAACTATGCGATGGACAGGGACATCCCTTACTTTGCAATCAACGTTCCCAATGATATGTGCATGGACTGCGGCTTTACAGATGAGATAAAGGACGTGTGCCCAGCTTGCGGAGGCTCCCGTATTCAAAGGCTCCGTAGGGTGACGGGATATCTTACCGGGAATTACACAACTGCGTTCAATAAAGGAAAGCAGTGTGAGGTGGCAATGCGGGTAAAGCATGATGGGAGGCAGGACGTATGAACTATTCAGGTATTATCAAAGCAGACTTTGCGAACGGGCTTGGTGTGCGAGTCACATTGTTTGTGAGCGGCTGCGACCTTCGGTGCCATGGCTGCCATAGTCCAAAGCTGTGGGACTACGAAAATGGTGTTCCATTTGACGATGGGGCAAAAGAAGAAGTCATGTCCTGCCTCCAAAAGGATTGGGTGTCCGGGCTGACGCTCAGCGGCGGACAGCCCCTGGCACCTGAGAATATTGCGTCCGTTTACGAACTCGTCAGAGAAGTCAAAGAAAGATTCCCTCTGAAAAATATCTGGCTGTATACGGGCTACACCTTGTCGCCGGAGGACTTCTCCGGGACAAATGATTCTCCTTTACACCGGACGATCGCTCTTTGCGATGTGATCGTAGACGGGGAATATGACGAGGCAAAACGGGACACAACGCTCGCCTTTCGAGGATCATCCAATCAGCGTATCATCGATGTGAAGCAAACGATGGCCTCCGGCCAAATTGTGACGTTTGCGATTGACTGAAAACGAGGGGAATACACATGGATAATGAACGAATCCTGAAAACATTCCAATCTGCCGATACGGAATATATCTATGGTGAAATGTATGGGCTGCACGAAGGCGCGCGATTCAAACGCAGGTTCTTGAAAATTAAGAGAGAGAAGCTGCAGCTATCTGTCCAGAAGGATTGCCTTCTGTTCCAATGGGGATGGCCCGGGCCGGATATAAATTTTTATGAATTCAAAGACTATGGGGACACATGGGCATTCCATAAGGAAGACATTCGAGATAAGAATTGTGAGGTTGAAGAGTAAAGGAACAATATGGGATATAGACGACTCTTTATTATGCGAAAGGACTTGAATATGAGTCCTGGAAAATTAGCGGCTCAGGTAGGCCACTGTGCAGAGGCTTTCTGGACATGGAAATTACGAGAGGCTATGTGTCAGACGGTATCCAGCGATAACTGTACAGAGGATATCCTAACTGTGCATGTCCCTCATGACATCATGCAGGAATATGTCAACGGAACCTTTACCAAAACAATCTGTGCTGCCAACAATAGAGGCAGCCTACTGAAAGCGAAAACACTTGCTGAGGAATTGAATTTGATAGAGGGAAAAGATTTCGGACTCATATACGATAAGTGCCTTACAGAACTTACGCCGGAAGAAGCAGATGGAACGACACTGACCGGAATCTGGTTCGCACCTCTACCGGATGAAGTTTCCCACGCAATCAGTAAAAAGTATCACCTTTACACATAAGAAATGGAGTGAACGGATGAATAGAACATCTGAACGAAAGGTGTTTGCAACTCTTGGCGCAAGCAATCACGGTTTGTCTCCAAGGGAGGAAAATGATTATTACGCGACCGACCCGGTAGCTATGGAACTGTTGCTGGATAGAGAATCATTCTCGCCGAATATATGGGAGTGTGCTTGCGGCGAGGGACATTTGAGTAAGGTTCTTCAGGCGCGGGGATACAACGTATGGTCAACTGATCTGATTGACCGTGGCTTTGGACAGACAGGAGTAGACTTTCTACAATCGGATGTTATGTTCGACGGTGACATTATTACGAACCCTCCATACAAGTACGCAAAAGAATTTGTGCAGAAGGCGGTTGAGTCTATCACGGATGGTCACAGGGTTGCAATGTTCCTGAAGGTTCAGTTTCTGGAAGGGAAAGCCAGACGGGAGCTGTTCGATACATATCCTCCAAAGTATATTTACATTTCTTCCAATCGAATCTGCTGCTGCAAGAATGGGGACTTTAGCCCCGAGCAGAGGAAGAACAACAGCGCCCAGGCGTATGCCTGGTATATCTGGGAAAAGGGATTCGTGGGGGAGCCTGTGGTAAGATGGTTCAATTGATAGAATTTGCAGTGGTCGCTCTGCTTGCCTTGATATGTCTGTCCCTATTTTTCTCAAATAACGACCACGATGGCCAAGGAGCAATCCCGGTTCTCGCATGGTAGGGGCAGAGACTGGTATATAAAACTAACATTTTATCGTATAGGAAAAGGAGAGACGATGGAGACTCAAGAAGATTATCCATGTGATTGCTGCGGCATGGCGGAGCACTGCGATGGATGGGATTCAAGATTCTGCTGCATGTTATGCCAGTGGATAGAAGCGGATAACTGCAATGAATGCGACCCGAATGATATTTAGGAGGCTTTGACATTGGCTATGGATGAATTAGAAGAGATCATTGCCGCCTCTCCTGATAACTTCGTAATCCGTAATGCAATGGTAAAGTGCTACGAAGTTGTGCATAATCACGACAAAATTGTTTGTTCCGTCAGTGGGGGGGGGCGACAGTGATGTAATGCTTGATATGCTGCTGCGGTGCGGCGCAAGAGGTCAAACTGATTTCGTTTTCTTCAATACCGGACTGGAATATCAAGCAACACTCGAACATTTGAAAGTTCTCGAAGACAAGTATGAGATAACAATAGAAAGAATCCGTCCGCCCAAATCAATTCCTACTTGTACGAAGGAGTACGGTATACCGTTCTGGAGCAAATATGCGTCCGATATGATACGTCGATTGCAAATGCATAACTTCA